AGAGTTCCCGTACAGATCAGACGTAACATTGGGTCTAGCAGGACCAATCGCAGGAGCTAACAAACTCTGGTTATCCATCTGGAGCGGTGAAACCATTCACGCTTACGATGAGTACAATATGTTCGAGTCACTTGTTGACTCTAAGACCATCAGCAACGGCGTTGCTATGGAATTCCCAGTTACTGGAACCGTTAACCTCAATGCTGCATGGAACGCTGGTGTTGAGCTTCTTGGTTCAACCACCGACTCAACTTCCGCAACCATTGCAATCAAGTTAGACAAGCGTCCAATCGCTGCTCACTTTGAAATTGATAATGTTGACCTCATGCAGACCCAGTGGGAGTTCCGATCAGAGCTTGCGCGTCAGGCTGGTATGACTCTTGGCAACGCACGTGACAAGCAGATCTCTGCTTACATTGCACGTGCTGCTGCTGAGGATCTTAACTTTAATACTGCATACAATGGCTCTATTTCTCCAGTTGGAACCGCCGATCCACGCGCAATTCCGTGTGGTCCAGTATACCTTGAACCAATGTTCTACAACCTTGGTCTATCATCTGCAAGTATTGCAGATAGATCATCAGCGGCTCTTTTAGCACTCAAGGCTTGCGAGGATTTTGTTGTATACCTCCAGACCATCAATGCTCCATCCGATGGGGTTTACCTTGCAGTAGAACCACGCGCATTCCAAGACATTCGTGCTCTTGGTGTTGCTCGTACAGATACCGTTGCTGCAAATATGCAACCAATGTTTGGTGGCGTTGCAATGGCTGGTGGTCTTGGTGCAGCCCTAACTCAGGGTCTTAATAAGATCACTGATTCTCTTGAGTACATGGGTGTCAAGATCATGAAGAGCAATCACCTTCCAACTTCAAACTTCACTGGTATTGGTGAAGCACGTTACAACCTTGCCTTCGGTGATTGTGGTGTCTGTGGTCTTCTCTTTCAGAAGAGTGCGGTTGCCTCTCTCAAGTTTCAGGGTCTAAAGGTCGATACTGTTGATGACATTCGTCGTAACACCACCTTTACCGTTGCAAGCATGATGGCTGGTACTGGTGTTCTTCGTCCAGAGTGTGCTGCAGTGCTTGTCAAGCCAACCGCTGCAAACTGGATTATCACAGCTAGCATTGATACTGAGGCTAACTATGCAGCAGCAACTCCATCAAGTCCCGCTCTAGCAAACCTATTTAACGGTCCAACTTCATTTGGTACTACTACTGGTATGACTCTTAGCGCGTGGCTAGTTGGTGCTGGTTCTGGTGGTGTAACCGCTGCTAAGGCACGTCACGGTATACGTTGCAACCTTGGTGCAAACTTCAGCCGCGAAGTTCTCAATACCGCTTCTGGTTCATTCCCATACGCCTAATAGGTTTGGGATCGTAATTCTTTGTTTTAGTTTTGCAAAGACTTTAGCCAGAAGGGTTGCGGTGATCAGACATCTCCTCTACATACATCGGTATGTAGTTGCATACGCCTATGCCCCCTTAAATGGGGGCGTAGGTTTTTCATTATCCCCAACAGAAAGGAATCATCTATGGGATATTTATCAAAGTTAGACGCAGTTAATATGATGATGCTATCAGCAGGGGAAAGCTTAGTAGCCGACCTAGAGGAAGCATCTGGAATAGATACAGGTATTGCAGAGTTTCTGCTAGACCAGTATAGCATGGAGCATCAGCTCCGTGGAATCGCAGAGAATAAGTTTGTCAAGAAGTTTACTCTTGACGCAGATGGAAAGATTTTACTAGGTTATCCTAACAACGATTATCTTGGAGTACTTGAGGCATCACTTGCTTCAGCTCACTTCAATGACGAAAGAATATTGATTAGAGCTAGAGTAACAGAGACAAATCCTCCATGCCTATATAACATGACGGATGAGACAAGCATATGGAAAGCCGATACGGATTACTATGTTACCATCACGGCATTACTTAAGTGGGAACACTTGGATACCGTTACACAACGAGCAATCCTAAGCAGTGCAATGCGTAGATATCAGATCATCACACAAGGTGATAAGATGCTAGATCAGGTACTAGCACAAGAAGAAATGCTTACTAGAATTAAAGCACGTGCAGATAATATCACGGATAAAAAGCAGAACATCCTAAACAACGCAGAGGCAATGCAAAGATATCCAAGATCATACTATAATACTAGGAGATTTTGGAACGGAGGATACTGATGGCTGAACCACGGACAATTAGAATCCTAACATTAAGTGGCGGTGTCAGTAGACAACCAGCTACAAAGAGAACACCATATCAAGCAGAGAATCTAGATAACTGCATGGTATCGTTAGAAAGATCAGTAGAAAAAAGACCAGGATTTTCGATTCTTCCTGGGGCTGGAACATACGATTTATCATTCCTTCCAGTTAGTGCTAACCCACATTTCACTTGGTTTCAATTGGATAGAAGCAACAGGTTTCTTATTATTATTGATAGAAACGCCGTGTCTCCTACCCAAAACATTCTATATGCAATGCAGATAACAGAAACTGGTTGGACAAATAAGACACCCGAATCACAATGGGATCCAAAGGATTTATTGTTAGTTTGGGATGGTTCTTCTACCATAGACGTACAAGATCCAAGATATATTATTTACCAACTAGCTTTACAGCTAGGTGGATCAGGTAGTATTGGTTCTAAGTATAACACTATCTTAAGTAAGGGAATAATTAATTCTCACACAAGACGATACCTTACTTACGGTACTGGAAACACTAGAGAAGTACTCAAGTCATTACAACTTGGAACCAACACAATTTATTTAAATACAAAAGTATACGCTGGATTTACTAGCGGTACTTCTGGAATGGAAGTTGGACTTGACGGACACGAAGCTCAAACTGTAGATACAATCGGTAGTAAGGTTACTTATTATACAACAACAAAAGTTGTAAAGACAACTGATGGTCGTATGTATAATGAGGGTTATGTACTAAGAGAGGGTGAAGAGTTTAATGCTGACTGGAATGCTCAGTTTGTTCCAGTAGAAGAGTTTGTATATGGAGATTTTGAAAAGCCTTGGCTTGGTCAATCCGTAAGAAACTTTGGAGATCTTAGATTTCCACCAGATAATAATGACTGGATAGCTAATAACTCTCGTCCACTGGAAGGAGCAGTTCCTCTAGATCAAACTGCAAGAGATATGCTTAAGATTCTATATGATCCCTTTAGTACTTTCTATAACGCATCTACTAACACATCAGCAGCTGATGGTAGAGGAAAGATTATATACTGTGATGCTCCGTATCTATCATTAGATGCAGGATTCTACCGCATAGTATCTTTTCAAGAGTCTGATCTTTATGCACCTCTGTTATTAAATGGAAAGGGCAAACCATATACTCAAAAGGTTCGTTCACCAGATTACTGTTCAGTAATTGATGCTAAGAGAATGCCTCAACGTCTTGTATTTTCTGATGGTTCTTTTAAGTTTGAACCAATTGCTTGGACTAATAGAACCGTAGGTGACAGGATAACTAATCCTGGACCTTCTCCTTTTATGACCATAGATAATGAAGCACAACACGTTCAGCTTTCAGCACTATCTAATTTTAGAGATAGATTATTCTTTTCATCTGGAGATATCTTGTTCTCATCTCAGATGGGTGTTCTTGAAGACCTGTGGATTAAGGATCCATCTAACATAACTGTTGGTGATCCTATTGATATTCGTGCATCAAGCAACAGCTATGCAGAGATAACCGCAATGATTCCATTCAATACATATCTCTTTATTAATACAAGAGGTGGTGTTCAATTTGAATTAAAGGGACAGAACAATCTTATCTCTCCTCTAACAGCAGAAGTATCAAGTACCACATTCTATTCAACAGCAGATCTAGTTGATCCCCAGACTCTAGGCAGTCAGATCTACTTCTTAGATAAGCAGAGAATGTATATCTATCTTAATCAAGATAGCCGTGAATTCAATACCGCTGTTGAGTTATCTAATACAGTTCGTGGATATCTTCCAATGAACTATCAAGATGTTACAACCGCAGTAGCACAGAACTATATACTATCGGTAGATGCTGACAATAAGAATCACATTTATCTTTATTGCAATAGGTTTGATGGTAACCAACTAATTCAATCAGCGTTCTGGAGATACATCATTGACCCAAGTGATTCAATCTTTAGTTTAAAAACTTGGGATAATTACATATACGCTATTGTAAAAAGAGAAACACCCACTTCCGCTGCTTGGTATTTATTATCTAACTATCTTGAAACAGAAGATAAAGATATACCAAGAATGGATTCACTAAGTAAGCTAACTATAACAAGTCTTAATGTTTCAGCTCGCGCTGTAGAAACATCCATTACTGTTCCATATATTATCCCATCGCAAGATTGTTATATTGTATTGGCTGATGGATTTACAGAACAAGGAACAACATTTAGAGCCTCTAGTTGTACTATCAGTGGATCAAACACAATTGTAGTATTTTCTGGAATGGATCTTACAGAACACATTGGAAAGAAGATCTATGTAGGATCATCCTTTCAAATGCTTATTGAATTATCTACAGCATATGTTAGAGATCAGAATAATAATATCGTCGAAGGGGCTGTCAATATCAAGACAATGACAACCAGACACAGCCAGACTGGAACATATCGTGTTGAGGTAACGCGGCGAGGAAGAACAGCAAAACTAGTTTCTGAATTCTCCGCAACAAACCTAGAGAATACTGATATCCAATCTGTTAATGGAACGTTTATTTCAAAGGTGTTTGGATTCTCAGACGATGTAAAAATACGGATCATTAACGACAAGCTGTCACCAACAAACATAACACAGATTGAACTTGCAACCATCTTCAATCGTAATAGTACATCTTTGAGTTAACTATGGCAACAAATCAAACAACAGTTACTATATCGGCACATGGAATATACCCATCAACCCTTTATTATACACAACTAACAATGATAGATCAGGTTGATCACAAGGAACAACTACTTTTATTTAGAGAGGGCATTGAATCAATCTTTGGTTCTTCTCTATCTGTAGATGAAGTCAAGAGAATGGGACAGATTCCATCTGCTTGGCTTACCCTTGATGTAACCAATAGAACTATAACAGCTATAACAGTTCCTCCATCAACAAACTTTATTCGTGACAATGGAACATCTGTTTCATATCCAGCTCTAGTTAGTGGTGAAAGTATTGCAATCAATAGAGTTAATATTATTTCAGAACCATATGTATCTTGGACCACTGGTTCAAGAATTACGGCTGATCAACTTAACTTAAATACCGCACATCTTCTTGGTTTAATTCAAGAGGTAACTAACACCGCCAACAAAGCAATCCTCCTCAGTGATAATCTTGCTGTACTTAATCCACTTGAGTTTCCTTTGAATGCTGCTGGGTTTGGAATTACAAATCTACCTGACCCAACAGGCGCACAAGATGTAGCTACCAAGGCTTATGTAGACGCACAAATTGCAAGCAATGTAACCGCAAAGCTTGCAGCTGTGGGTGGAATAGCAACACTAGATGGAGCTGCTCTACTTACTACTTCACAAAGACCAGGATCAAGTGGAGTACTTCCAGGTTCCTTCTTTGCTACTTCAACAGCACCAACTAGATCAGAAGCATCTGGAAACGGATTGTTCTTGTGGGGTTCACTATGGTTTAATACAACAAATGGCCGTCTATATGTATACGCAACAGACGATAGATACACTGGTTTACCAACAAACACCAACGGAGAAATTGGTTATTGGGTAGACGTATCGGCCCCAGCACAATAAGGTAATCTATGCCAATTAATTTTCCAAACGCACCAGCAGATAATTCTACCCATACAGACGGAGCTATACAGTGGAGATTTAGTACAGCAAACAATAGCTGGACAATGATTACCACAGGAAATACTGGACTTGAAAACGCAACCGACTATGATAATACTATTGTTGGTTTAAATAGAGTATCAACACAGAACTTACAAGTTCCTGCTGTTGGTCTTAGTTTTCATCCAGAAAACAAAACACTTAAAGTAAATGCACTTACTACTCAACTAGAAAATATGTTAGAGTTTAGAACAAGTACAGATACTTTAATTAACGCATTCAATAAAAGAGGTGTCTTGCTTAATGCAGGACGTATCTACTATCAGTCTTCACAACCAACTCCCAACGCAGCAGATACAGGTCTTCTGTGGCATGATACGGTTACAGGTATTTTACGTATCTGGGATGGAAATAATTGGGTTGTATCTGGTGGTGGCGTAACCACGGCTGGTAACCAAGACATTACTGGAGCAAAGACTTTTACAAACAACATCTTCCTAAGTTCAAGTGCAAAACTAAATGGACAAGGCGCAAGCAAGTCCATTGTTATTGCTCCAACAAATGCAGGAAGTACACCAGTAGATTGCCTTACGGTAGCTACTACAGCTGCTACCTTTACAGTTCCAGTTGAGTTATCAGCTATTGGTACTACAGCTAAAACAGTTCTAGCAACCATAGCAGATACACAAACTATAACTGGTGCTAAGACTTTTGCAAATGGTCTTAAAATTACAGGTACAGGTAGTATTAGAACAACAGATGATACAACAGCTAATGCTGCATCAGATAATATTATTATTCAACCAAACATGTCTGCCTCTGGTAGATCTATTAAGCTTTTTAATAATGCAGATACTACAGATAGTAATGGAATAACCATTAGACCTAAGAATGCAGCAAATTACGGAAGCTTAAACGTTAATGGGTCAACCAATATAACTGGAGATCTGTTTGTTACTGGTACTGTAAACACAACGGTTGGATTATCAGCTGCCTCTGTAAGCATTGGTAGTCTTAAGTCTTCTTCAGGTACAGCCGCACAGAATACAAACACGGCTCCAACACCAATTGGAAACCTTACGTTTTCTTTAGGGCTTAGTGGTAATTACACAGATCATAATATTACCGCAACAAACACATCCACTACAAAATCAGTTTCATTTTACTGGCGCAGAGAACAGATTCTTGCGGGAGTTTATACTTTTGTAGTCAGGAAAATTACTTTGGGTCCAAGTGGTATTGCGGTTTGTCCATCAATTACAGGATCACTAGGTAGTGGATCGGTAACCGCCGCTAATGTCCTTGTAGGCGGTTACCCAACTACCTATCTATTAAACGGAGCAACTGATGCTCCCATTATAATGACCTTTACATTGGCTCAGACATAACATGGATTCCGTTACACACCCATTAACGGTAGAGCAGTTACTGCTTGTAATCAGTGTGTTGTTTCTCCCCGCTGGAGGATGCGTCTACTGGCTTGCAAGTAAAATAACTTCTCTAGAATCAGAAATTAAATCAATGCGAGATATAAAGACTATCGAATACGATACAATTATATCACGTGTAGAACGATTAGAAAAAAACATTCACGAAATACGAAACGTATTACAGACATTGACTTTCTCAATGGTAAGGAGCGGTCTGCATGTTGATAAGAACGATCCTATTAACTAGTTTCTTAGCGTTGATTTCATGCTCTTCAGTAGAGAAGATACAGAAGAGTTCTAATTCTATACGATCTCTTGCACAGGACTCAAAGAATAACTTTGAAAAAATCAACGAAGCCGCAACAGCAATCCTCCCAAGACTCTCAGAAATTCAGAAAAGATCCAATCAAGGGATATTGGAACAGACCGATATCATTGAGAAGACCGAAGGAATTATCGAAGCGACTTCGGGGGTAGTTGATACCGTGCCTTGGTGGGCAAACACCATACAAATAGTAATGATAGCGATCTCCATATTGGGTATCGTTGTCTTACTGTGGTACTCTGGACTAGGAAGACTGATGCAAAAGTTAGTTGGATATATTCCAGAAGCAAAGAAACAAGAGGCAAAACTATTGGATGAAACCCTTAACGGACAAACCAATATTAGAGAAGCAATAGCATTCCTTAGAGCAAAGGATCCAGTCTTGGATGCCGAATTCAAGAGGAGAAAAAATGCCAAATTATAAACGTAACGTTCCTAGCACACCCGCTCCAATTCGGACGGGTGTCGCTAGGATGTATGTAAATTCAGTTGGAGATATAGTCGTTGAGTATGCATCTGGAAACATTATTCTTTTAGATACCAGCGCAGGAACAGGTGGTAAGAATAAACAAATTATACTTGATGGCGTAACCTCTGCACCTACGCAAGTAAATGATCAAGACGGTGGAGATGCTTTTGGTTCCTCTGGTGTCGATATCGACGCTGGTGGAGTTTTTAACACATTATAATAGGAGGCTAGATGCCGCAAGACATCATTAGAATACGTAGAGATAGTTACGCTAACTGGTATGCACAAAACCCAACACTAGCTTTAGGAGAAATCTCCTATGATCTCACAAGCTTACAAATAAAAGTTGGAGACGGTACTACATTGTGGCGCAGTCTTCAAGCAATAGGAAATTCAACTCTTGCTAACGGAGACTATGGAGACATAGTTGTATCCGCTGGCGGAACAGTCATTAGTCTTGACTCAGCATTAATGACAATCATTAATAACAAGATTACACAAGGACCACTTGATGGCGGTAGTCCAGGAACAGCTGGTCAAGTTTTAAATATTAGAAGAGGTAATACTGGAAGCTGGTCTGGTGTAGTTTTATCAGCTGGAGAAATCGGCTATGATACTACTACTAGTGAACTAAAAGTAGGAGATGGAGTAACAGCTTGGGGTTCTCTAACAACCATTGGAGCAACCGCTAGCGTTAACAACCTTAATGCATTAACCGATGTAACTATCACTGGTACTCCAGCTTCTCAACAGGCGTTGTTATATAACAGTGGTACTTCACAGTGGACAAATCAAGCAATACCTACGCCCATATTTCCACTTGATACTTTATCAGATGTTACTATTACATCTCCTGCAAACACACAGTTACTACAGTACAATGGTACGGCATGGGTAAACGTTAATCCAGCTGTAACAGAACCGCCTATAACAGCTGGAACAAAGAATCACATTAATGTTGTTTCTTTAGATACTGATTGGCGTATTAGAGATAACGTCATTACACAGAACATGTTTGAGTTAACTTCACCAGTTAACCCAAATGACGCAGCTACAAAAGGTTATACCGACTCTACAGTAGGTATGGCAATAACCGCTGCTATACTGGAGGATCTAGATCAAGTAGGTGGTATTGCAACCACGGCATATGTTAGAGAAGATAGTGGACCAACTATTGGAACATACATTGATGATCACCTAGATGTTCCTAATTACATTGCAAAGCTAGATTCAGATAAACGAATCTCTGCTTCATCACTGCCAGTAGCTGGTATTTCTAAAAGAAATCTAAAGTATTCCGAAAGAGATAAGGCAAACACTGGCCGAAATATTATTAGAACAATGCACACTGACGGTACTTCCGTTGGTGATTTTGTGTGGTCTACTTACTCAGCAGTAGACCCCCTAGCTATTGCTACTCTGGTTCAGACTGATACTCATTCGTATATTCAAACAGAGGAAAATCAGTATGGTTCTGTTGGAAGAGTGCGGCATTGCCATGCTGGCTTTACTGGCATTAACCCAGACATGAAATTAGATGATTGTCCTAAAGAGTTTAAAGCACATGTAAAATATGATGGATCAGGAAACAACTCTACAGTAGCTTCTGTCGGTTTTCATGCTACTCACGGTACAAGGTCACAGCTACTAGCTTGCTTTGATTGTTTAGGTACAACCAATTGGTGGATGCGAGTAGTTATGGGTTATACTGCAACACCAACAGATAGAGGCATTCCTGGAAGTTACGAAAATGTAGTTTACTTTATGGATACTGGAATTCCAGTAAATCAGTTTACCCGACTCGGTATCCGTATTGTTCTGAACGAAAATCCAGGATATCTTCCTGGTGGAAGCGGAGTCTTAGATGGTATTTATTTCTACTCAGAAGTACCTCAAGAAGTTGGGTCGGCTGGAAATTACAAAGATTATCTCGAAACAAGTTTAGGATCATACCTTCTAACTGGACCAATTGAAGACGTATTTGGGGCTGATGCTCACTGTTATGTTGGTCTTGAACTTCGACAGAGAAATGAAGGAACAAACAAGTCTAGTCAAAAACTGTACTTCAAGGATATGACGTATCTTGAGTACTACGGTTATTCCCAGTTTGCCCCTATTGCCCACACCCACACGCTAGCTGACCTTACACAAAGTGCAGCTACGGATGGACAGGTTCCAACATGGAACAACACAGCGTTGGCTTGGCAACCAGCTACACCATCGGGTGGTGGCGGTGGCGGTGGCGGTGCTACGACGCTTGATGGCCTTACCGATGTAACCATCACAGCTGCAACCACTGGTGACATTTTATACTATCAAAATACCCCATCTGCGGGGTGGTATAATAAAACCAGAACAGACGTTATGACTGGCTTTACATTGCTCTACCCAGCTCTACAATGTCCACCAGCCCAAACGGGTACAAGTAGGCTTGTGTGGTGGAATGATGATATGGGGGTAACAAGAACCATTACACCTAGTGGTACTGGTATTGCATCCCTTACCCTAGACACAACAGCCAATACTATGGTTGTCAATGTTCCAGCCAGTCACGCCCATGCTCTTTCAGATCTAACGACTACTGGAACAGCTGGTAGTACTAACTTCCTACGGGGAGATGGCGCATGGACAACGGGTTATCTAGTTACTGACGCAGACAAGGGAGACATCACCGTCACTGGTTCAGGTGCAACTTGGACTATTGATGCTAATGCTATTACTACTAGTAAACTTGCATCCGATTCGGTTAGAACCGCAAAGATTCAAGATGGGGCTGTTACTCTTGCAAAGATTACTCTTTTAGAACCAAATTCGTTTCCAATGGGAAATAACCTTGGAACTGCAAATACAGGTGGAGAATTTAGCACTACCTTCTTTGATGTTGGTGGTGCGGCTCCACAGATTATTACTCCCAAGGATGCCGCACTAACCTACGCCAAGATGCAGAACGTATCAGCAAGCGACAAGTTGCTTGGTAGGTCTACAGCTGGTGCTGGTGTAGTCGAAGAGATTCCTTGTACAGCCGCTGGCCGTGCATTGCTAGATGATATTGACGCATCAGCTCAGCGTACAACACTTGGTCTTGGAGCACTAGCAACACTAGCAAATGCACCAGCGGTAACCCTTACGGGTACAACGCTGGCTGCTAGCGTTACTGCTTCTAGTTTGACATCGGTTGGAACGCTTGCAACCCTAACCGTCTCCGCTGCCATTGTGGGATCTGTAACTGGAAACGCAGCTACTGTTACCACTAACGCCAACCTAACGGGACACATTACCTCTACTGGTAACGCTACTGCGTTGGGTACGTTTACCTCACTACAACTAAAGACAGCCCTTAGTGATGAAACAGGTTCTGGTGCAGCTGTCTTTGCCGATACACCGACCCTAGTTACACCAATCTTGGGAACCCCGACATCGGGTAACCTAAGTAACTGCACAAATCTTCCATCTCACACACACGCAGCATCAGATATAACAACTGGTGTAATTGCAACAGCAAGACTAGGTACTGGTACTCAGAATAATACCACCTTCCTAAGCGGAGATGGTACTTGGCAATCTGTATCTGGTTCTGGCATGACCTTCCAACAATCACTAAGAATAGCGGCACTACTATGATTCTATCATCAAACACACACACATTAAATCTAACGACAAGTTCAACCAGTGAGGTTGATGTTACAGTTTCATATCTGGATATAACATCAAGCTCGCTTACTCCAGCCGCACAGGATTCGCAGATCATCACGGCTACCACGACTCAGATCTGCGATGCACCCGCGGCAAGTACCCAAAGACAGATCAAGGTAATCACGGTCCTCAATACGGGTACTGCATCTAATTCAATCACCATAGTAAAGACAACTTCATCAGTCTTTACGTTATACAAGACTGTACTACAAGCTGGTCAGTCTGCCGTATATTCCATTGATGGTGGCTGGCAGAGATTTGATTCAAACGGTACTCCAATCACAGAACCAGCAAGCAAGATGGGTATCCAGACTGGATATGCATCATTCTATACCAAGACTGGTACTGCTCCAGAGGCTGCTGGTGTTCCTTATCTATTTGCCAAGGATGCTGGTATGCCTGGTGCAATGACCGTTTCTTCCGTTGGTATCAACGGAGAATCATGGTCAAACGCCAAGGCTGGTGGTATTCCAGTTACAATCGGTTCTGGTACTCTGTACCTTAGCTCATTCAGCGTAACGGCAAACCAGACTGGAATGTATGGTCTACTC